TTTGACAACTCAGATTCAGCATCAAGACCATGAACTGCTTTCAAGTCTTGCGCAAGTTCCATGGTGTATTCAGCCTTCAACGCACGAGACTTGGCTTCAACGGCCAATTTCTCAATGCTGAACGCCATTTCTGGCCATGCAGTATTCGAGTCAGTACCCAAAGCTTCCGCTTGAGCAGTTGACATACCAGCACCAGTGTTATAAGTGTTAACAGCGGTCAAAGGAGAAGTGTTAGTTGCACCAGGGATAGTACCAACATGCTTATCACCAAGAGTGTTAGCGCCAGCAGTAACAGAAGAGAACTGAGTGTTAACTTCGTTATAGAATGTTTCAGTACCTTCTTGGTTAGCATAGCGAGAACGCATTGCAAAGATCAAACCAGTTGGGCCTGACATTGGCTGAACGCCAGCGATGTCATAAGCAACAAGGTTAGGCATTGCACGGCGAACAAGAGAAATCAATACAGGGTCGAAGGTGTCAACAGCACCATCACCAGCTGTAGAAGATGAAGCTCCCATTGCGTTTGCTGGAATTGGAGATGCTTCCGTCAAAGACTGGTATGAACCATTACGGTGTGATTCATTAAGGGCCTTCTCGGTGTTCTCCAAAACAACAGCCGTTACCGAACGTCTGTGTTGGTCTTGAATTTTATCAAGACTTGGGTGGTCCAATACGTCAGACCACTTATTTTGTAGTTCCTCAGCTAGATACATTAGTTTTCCTTTCTAAGAGAAATTATTATCTTTATTTATTTATATAAATTGGTTATTTAAAGCTTTTAGTCATTGCTTCGGCGTATCTACGAACTGCTGGATCTTGACCCTTAAATGGAGATTCAACCGCTTCGTTCAATTCTTCGCCTTCGTAAGATTCTTCCATAATGTTAGAATCTTGATTAGAAGTTTCGGAGAAATAACTTTCTTTAATACTCAAAAGCTTTTCCGCATAAACTTCAAAATCACCTTCAAATTCAATATCTTCTGCAATCTGCAAAAACTTTTCTTGTTGTGTTAGTGCCATACCAGAAGCAACTTCTTGCTGGATTTCAGAGATAGTATTTTCGATGATAATAGAACGCAATTCATCATTGTTAGAAATAGATTCATCTAACATTGATTCCAATTCCTCAACCTTTTCGGCAAGACTTTCGACAACATCAACTTGCTCAGTTGGAATATCAATATAATGTTCTTGGAATAGATTACGTAGACCTTCCATGAAATCTTTATTGATTTCAGTTTGAAGGGTAGATTCAATTGCAACTTCGTTTTCTGTCATCCATTGCTCAACAACATAATCCATATAAGAATTAAGTTTATTGGTTAACTCTTCAGTTAAAGCTTCAACTTGTTCGTTGATTTGTTCTTCAGCTTCTTCTTCTAAACGAGCAACCTCCATTCCAACACGTGCGCTAATAGCAGCTTCGAATAGATTAGTTGCCTTTGATTTAAAATCTTCTGAAAGATCTTCGCCCTCAAATGCAATTTCCAAATCTTCTTTAACTGCTGCTCCGGTGGCAGCAGAAGGCTTCATTGCAATTGTTGCAGCGTTTTTGGCAGAATTATCGCCAACGCCATAATCTTTATTTGGACCGAATTGAGATAATACTTCCGAAAGTTTATTAATGTCATCTTTGCCCATAGAAGCAATTTGAGCCATAATATTTACTTTAGAAGCATCGCCTTTCATTTTAATAGAATCAGAAGCAGCTGTTTCTTGAAGATCATCTGAATTTTCTAATTCTAGTTCATCATTTTGATAATTTTCGCTCATAAGAAAATTTCCTTTTATTGAATTTTAGATATTTATAATATTTCTATTTTTAATGTCAAAGACTAATTAAAGAATTAATATAATCTTCAAAAATAGCCATTTGTTTTGCTTCGCGTTCATTCTTTGACAAACCATGGATTTGACCCTTTAAGCTTTCTGCTTTTTGTTCCATCCAAGTATTTTTGATCGGATCAAAAATCCATTCAACATTTTCCATAAGGCCGTTAACAAATGCATCGGGAGCAGAAGGATCTGCAACGATATCAGCGGCAGTTGAGATCTTAAGATCATCTTGTACGACCATAGAACCGTTTTGTTCTCTCAATGAACCCATAGCCCTTGAAGAAACACCTAAACGACCGCCTGATTCCATAATACCGCGTGCAATTTCTCCCATTGGAGTATTGGCAATTTTAGCTTTACCAATATAGTTATTACCGTCTTTACGTAATTCGGTAATAATATGAGAAACTCTATCAAGGTTAATGGTTGGACCAGAAGGATGTCCTAATTCACCGAATGCATTCCCACCTTTAACTTTTTCTTTAAGGTACTTATTTACTGCATTTTCCATAACATGGATTGGATAAATTCTACCGTTGCGATTTTTAATTTCCGCCTGTAGAAAAATACCTTCGATAAATTGAAGCTTTTTACCGTCTTTTTCGTTAGTTTCAGTAATTAATTGTACATCTTCATTTAATTCTGTGAAGAGTTTCATTGGTTTATCCTTTGTATGCAACAGGAGCAGCTAGCATTCCTGTTCCAGTTAATGTGTCTGATGGTGATTTTTCAACAATGATCGAATCCGCAGATGCAATAGTTACATTACCAACAGAACCAATATTTAAAACTGCTGCAGATCCCCCATTATAAACTCTAACCAAAGAAGCGTCAGAAACTGTATTAGCGGACCCAATCCCAATTTCTGGGCCTAAAATTTTAATAATCATTACCATTTAACCTTATTTGCCCAATACGCCGCCGAAGATTTTCCTTTGGCAATATTTTTTGAATGTCTCGCTTTAAACGATTTTCTTCTATTTTTGTATGATTCGGATTCTCCTTCTTTTTTTGGAGAACCGCTCACCCCTTGTTGTCCGAATCTAATAGTCTTTGGTTTACCATTAACCTTAGTGACAACTACGTGCGATTTAGAAGGATGGTTCGGAGTTCTTTTAGGTTTATTGAAACCAGATACACCAGCCCTTTCTAAAGCTGCATCTTTTTCTTCGGAAATTTTATTTTTTTGTTCTTCTTCTTTTTGTTTTAACTTTTTCTTTTCCTGAACATTTTTCATAAATGTTTCACGGGCGTCAGCAGTTTCAGATCTTTTTTCGGATTCAACAATTTTTCTTAAAGGCTTTCCAGTTTTCTTTTTTGGCAAGTCTTTAGGTTGAATTTCCGGGTCCCCTTCGCCGCAATTTTCATTAAGAACTTCTGAACTTAGTTTTTTATATTTAGAGTAACCATGCTTTTCTATCATTTTAGCAAGCCAATCGTGATAACTAGCGGAACTGTTATGTTTGGAGGCATTAACGGCGCTTGTATTCTGGGCTAGATACCTATGCCTATCTGCCAAATCTTTATGTTTATTGATTATTTCTAAAGATTTAGATGCCATATTTATCAACTTGTTCTTTTAAAAAATTGTTAGATTTATTAATATCTACAGATGCAAAATCTCTAATAGTATTAAACTTAGGACTAGGGACTTTTCCGCCAGCAAACTCTTTTTTAAGATTTTCATAGTGATTAATATGTTTGTCGTGAGCCGAAGCTAACCCATAATGATACCTAGCATCACCTGAAAACATTTTACCGCCCCGATCAAGCTTTTTATATGCTTTTTGGTGTTGAGATTTTAGTTCGTTATGCTTATCAATTTCTTTATCAATATCATCATGTTTAGTATGATGAGGATCGTAAACTCCGGTAAATTCTCCGACTGCTCGTCCAATTCCACCAAGAATACCTTCGTCAATTTCTTCTTCGTTTACTTTGGTCGAGTGTTTAGGATACTTATAAGGTTTAACAGATTTTGCATATTGAGAAGATGAATGAGGGTTATCCTCATAATCATCAATTTCCTCAACATCATGCATAGCCACGAAATCGCGTTCATCTTTCATCTTAGGTGCATAGTCAACGCCAGGATTTTTACCCAGTGATAACTTTTTATGTTTCGAACCCCTAGTGCCTTTTAGGTCCGTGACCTTTGAAAGGTCAACAATTTGTGATAATTTTTTTGCCATTATTCCTCACCTTCTATTTTTTTAATCAAATTACCAATTTGATCTTCTTTTTTCATATTGGCAATTCTTTTGGGTTTTTTTTGTGGTTTAGGAGGGGAAGGTGGTATATCTTTAGGATCGACAGCCTCTTCTTT